CTGTTGTCCGCAGTGTGGTTACGAGTGGTCGGGTCAACAGAAGTGAAGTTGCCATACATCATTCCGACGATGTCGGAAGTGCGCGAAACCCCCTGGAACGGGTTAAATGTCGTCAGCACTTTCTCTGGCTGTGGCGGAACGTGTCTCGGTTATAAGATGGCTGGCTATAAAGTGCTGTGGGCTTCAGAGTTCGTTGGAGCGGCGCGCGAAGTCTATGCGCTGAATCACCCCGAAACCCTGCTTGATGAACGAGACATCAGAGGCGTTGAGGGTCGCGACATTCTCAGCGCAATCAAGATGAAGGTCGGGGAAGTCGACGTTCTTGAAGGATCGCCTCCTTGTTCGTCATTCTCGACAGCGGGAAAGATGGAAGAAAGCTGGAATCGGACGAATCGCTACTCCGACACAGTGCAACGCACTGACGACTTGTTCTGGGAGTTTGCCCGTCTCGTGAATCAGATCCAGCCGAAAGTCTTCGTCGCTGAGAATGTATCGGGGTTAGTGCGTGGGGTGTCGAAGGGTTACTTCAAGCAGATTTATCGAATCCTCAAAGATTGCGGCTATCGCATAGATGCCCGCTTGCTCGATGCGAGTTGGCTGGGCGTACCGCAAGCGCGTCGTCGCTTGTTCATTCAAGGAGTGCGCGAAGACTTGAACCGTTCTCCAGTGTTTCCTCACCCTTGGGACTTTCAATATTACGTCAGCGACGTATTGCCGCATATACGCAAAATCAAGCTCGGTGGAGGCAAGCATCGCTGGAGCTTACCGGGGCGACCTTTCTCCACAATCTGTCAGAGCGACTTTCACATCGGCATCAATGCTTCGCTGAGTACAGGTGGGTGGATTCGCACTGATGAAGGACTGCGTCGACTTACGATCCCCGAAGTGAAGTTGCTTTGCTCGTTTCCCGACGACTTCCAGCTTCTGGGTAAGTTCGACTTGCAGTGGGAGCGTCTTGGGCGCGCTGTCCCGCCTCTGATGGCGAAAGCTATCGCTGACACGTTGAGGGAGTCATTGTTCGATGGATCGATTTAACCTTCGACAGACTGTTGATGTCCTGATCCGGGATCAGTGCCCGCAGGACGTGCGTGTCTGCGTAGCGGCAGGAGGCATTGATTCAGCGGCACTGGTCATGGCTTGCCTCGATGTCGGCATCAAGCCGACTGTCGCTTCGTTCACATTAGCGGATCGGGAGTCGAGCGACTTTCAGCAAGGGCGCAGATTAGCAGAATGGGCGAAGCTCGACTTCGTGCCTGTGTATCTGTCGAAAGCGGCAGACGACATCGAGCGCGACATCTGGTCTGGCATCACACGTTTTGGCTGGCGCACGAAAGCTGGCATCGAGACGGGATACCCATTGATGGAACTCATGCGACAGCTATCGTCGAAGAAGCAATCAGTGGTAATGACAGGACACTCTTGCGATGGTCATTTCTGCTTGTCGAAACGCGGGATGATTCATTCGCGTCATACGAAAGAATCCTTTCAAGCGTTTCGGAGCACATACTTCAACAAGAAGCAGACAGAGTGGCGCATGCTTCGCAATCTCGCCCGCTTTCATGACATGACTTACATCGGCCCGTATTGGGAGCGTACCTTCTTCGACTTGTTCGCTGATTCATGCTGGGAAGACGTAAATCGCCCGCGTCAGAAAGAGCCTATCAGAGCGGCGTTCCCAGAGCTTGATCCGCTACGTCTTGGGAACCATCGCAATTATCAGCTTGGAGATTCGGGGATCGCAGAGATTGTAGGTGATACGATGCGGCGGAGATACGCGCCGACAGCGAAGTCTCCCGTCACTGCCTATAATCTACTTATCAAGCACTATGAAAAAGAACGCTCAAAGCGTCAGGGAGGAAAGATATGACAGCACAAGATACGGGCTACGCGGCAGACCATTGGGCTTTCGACGAAGAAGTCGCGCGGGTGTTCGACGACATGCTGAGTCGTTCGATCCCGCACTATCTGTCTATGCGCGATGCAGTGACGAATCTTGGCGAACGCTTCATCACGAAGGACAGTTCTGTCATTGACATCGGCACGAGTCGCGGCGAGCAGATTGCCCGCTTCATCGGGGAGGGCGTCAAGCAATCGAAAGCGGATCTGACTGATGCTTACTACATGGGGCTGGAAATCTCTGATCCGATGTTGGAGGCGGCTTCGCGTCGCTTCGACGGAATGGACAATATCGAGATTGTGAAGCATGACTTGCGAGACGGTATCACGCTCCCAGAGAGTAACCACGTCACGCTTATCACAGCGGTGCTGACGATGATGTTCGTACCTGTCGACACCCGTCTGAAGTTGCTGTCAGACATCTATGAACTCTTGAGCGTTGGCGGCGCGTTCATCATGGTCGAGAAGATGCTTGGAGAAGGATCAGCAATCGATGAACTGCTTGTCGGTGAATACTATCGACACAAAGCAGAGATGGGTTACAGCACAGACGACATCGAGCGGAAGCGTCTATCGCTTCAAGGTGTTCTTGTACCTTCTCAGCCGTCGACCCATGTCGACAACTTGAAGACCCTTGGCTTCCGACACGTCGACTGCTTCTGGCGTTGGATGAACTTCGCAGGATTCATCGCTATCAAATAATCAACACGTCAACAGCAATCAACGCTGAGAATCAACAGTTAACGGGGTTTATAGCCTGCATGAGACGCGATTTAAACGGGTCTAAATCTTGAAAAGGTATGTCAGCCCGCCTCGTGTTGCGAATTAGGTGACGGGTGATAATCTAAGTTAACCCGATCCGCGATTTTCGTCCTAGGTAAGTTTTTGCTGATTCGGAAAAATCTAATGACAAGGAGTCCTCTTTGATGTCGACATATGTAGCACCTACAAAAGTAGTAGCGAGCGATCCTAGGTAGTTCGTTGACTGAAATGAGCGACATACGAGAGGAGCTTGCTCTCGCTAGGGAGGAGATTGCAAATTTACGAGTTAAGTCGACAACGACCCTTTCTGGGACAGAATTCCTCACCCTCCTGATGCTAGGCCCAGTGGTAGCGGCCTTCGTCATACTCGGTATAATCATCGTGTGGAAGACAACTTCGAACCCGGATCAGGTGGCTCCCCATCTGGACATCATTCTGGTGGCGTATGCGATTTTTGCAACGCCAACTACGGCTGGTCTGGCCGCGATTACAGGCCGGTTTAACAAGGAGGAAAAATGATATTCAAACTTGGCCCGAAGACCATCAGTATCCCATCAGCGCGTTTGCCCCAGCTTGGACTGCCGTATTTACGGCTACTGACTGCGATCCACATCCCGATCCCGAAGATGATTAGAGTTGGAGGATTCCGTGCCGCACTTATGTCTCTCGTATTGGTGGCTGGAGGGTTTGGTGCCGCCTTTGCTCTGGTTATGCACGGCACGTCTGATGTACCAACGTGGCCTACGCCGGGGGCAGTCTATGCGCTACCCAATATCAACGGTCAACGACTCGCGCCCGACGAAACTTCGCCCATGGAGGCGTCGCAAACCCTCCAGATAAATTTGGCCTCTGGGGTTCGTCTAAGTAACTTGACCTTGAACAATCTCGACCTCGGAAAGGCGGGGCTGACGGACTGCGTTGCCATCCAGCGGACGACCAATACGACGGGCTGGCTCTATGTCGACAACTGGGTTATGACGAACGTCTCAGCACCATCGTTAGATTTTGCGAATGTGGAGACAGCGAATCTGGTTCTCAGTGCTTATACTGACGGACATGCGATGGATGCGACCATCGACTCAACCATCACCGATATGAACATCATCAGCACCCGTGGAAGCGGCGTCTTTACCGCTCAAGATTCAGTGGTGGACAGAGTGATTATCGAGATGCACGGAGATGCCATCATTGGCACTCTTACAATGACGGATGTGGCATGTTCAGTCGGCGGCTTCAATGTCGACTACGTTAAGGCTGGAGCCATCACGATGGATGCCACTTCAAAATTTGGTGATGGTGATGGTATAAATACGGCAGATTTCACTATAAATTCTACGGTTAAAGCCCGAACCATTACCGATAACCTCGTGGATACGCCGATAACGGTTAAATAAGCGACGAAATATGGCAAAGACTCGCAACAATCGAATCGTGCCACAATTATCTGTCAAGAAACTTGAAACGATAGATAAGCAAAAGCAAGCTCTTGAACTGCGTTTGGCTGGGCGCACTTGGCAAGAAATTGCTGACGCGCTTGGCTATGCTTCGACAGGCGGGGCAGTTGCCGCTGTCAAAACCGTACTGTCTCGCTCAGATGCAGACTATGGAGACAGCTTCCGAACTTTGACACTAGAACGATTGACAAAGATTCTGCAAACTTATTGGCCTGCAATGCTTCGTGGGGATCAAGCATCTGCGTCAGTTTGTCTGAAGACTATCAAAGACATGCGAGACGTAACGGGCGTTGATATGCCTGCCCGTATGGAGCATAGCGGCCCCGAAGGAAGCCCGATTCAGCATCAGGTGGTAACACTCGACGTTGGCGACATTGAAGACGCACTCACAACCTTACGCGATGCTGGGGCAATCAGGGTGGAAACGAATGGACACTCTGACACTGCCCTGGACGCACTATATCCCACACAAGCCGACATCTAAGCAACTCGCTTTCCTGTTACTCGATAACTCTGAAGCGTTGTATGGCGGGGCGGCTGGCGGCGGGAAGTCTGACGCGCTATTGATGGCGGCGTTGCAGTATGTTGACGATCCGCAATATTCTGCATTGCTTCTTCGTCGATCCTATGCGGATCTAGCTTTACCAGGCGCACTTATGGATCGGGCAAAAGAATGGCTGATGCCCACAGATGCACGATGGAAAGAGTCGTCGAAGACGTGGACATTCCCCAGCGGCGCGACGTTGTCCTTCGGCTACCTTGAGCATATGGGCGACGAGTATCGCTACCAATCGACAGAGTTCGCCTTCATCGGCTTCGACGAGCTAACACAATTTGAGGAGAAGCAGTACCGATATATGTTCTCGCGTCTGCGACGACTAGCTGATTCGTCTGTCCCTCTGCGTATGCGTACAGCGAGCAATCCAGGCGGCATCGGACATGAGTGGGTGAGAAGTCGTTTCATCGACGAAGACCCGCTTAAATCGCGTCGTGTGTTCATCTCAGCGCGTCTGCCAGATAATCCGTACCTCGACCAAGAAGCATACATCGACTCACTGAATCAACTTGACCCCGTCACACGTCGACAGCTATTGCAGGGCGACTGGACAGCACGACAGCCAGGCAATCTCTTTCAGCGCGAATGGTTCGATGTTGTCGAAGATGTACCAGTGTTCATCAATCGCAGTGTTAGATACTGGGACTTAGCGGCGACTCCGAAACGCCCAGGCTCTGATCCAGACTTCACTGCAGGCGTTCGCATGGACTACGCGACAGACGGCTTGTTCTACGTCGTCGACGTTCAGCGCATGAGAGGCACACCCGCAGACGTTGAGAAGCGGATCGCGCAAACTGCCGCTATCGACGGGCAATCGACGCAGATAGTTATCGAGCAAGAGCCGGGGGCATCTGGGGTGAACACCATCTATAACTACGTCACGCGAGTCTTGCCCGAATACACCGTCAGAGGACAGCGAGCAACAGGATCGAAGTTAGAACGTGCTGGCCCCGTAAGCAGTCAAGCAGAAGTCGGCAACGTGCGCTTGCTTCGCGGCCCGTGGATCAGCGAGTTCCTAGACGAGCTTGAAGCGTTTCCGTATGGGGGACACGACGACCAAGTCGATGCATTGTCAGGTTCGATGATGCGCCTGCGTAGCGGGCAACATGCAGAGCCACAGGTACATCATCTAGTAGGGTCGCGCCGAATGACCCTTGCAGAGAATCCGTTGGGACTCGATCCTGACAATCCAATCTATTGGGACGCAAGATAAGGAGAGGGACATGGCAACAGACATCGTCAAGGCATTGAACAAAGAAGAAGCGCAAGAGCTAACAACGCGGATCAAGACAAACGTCGAGAGCCTCTGGCATCTGCTAACCGAAGCGCGTGAGCGTCGCGCATGGGAAGCGTTGAACTATGCTTCGTGGGCTGAGTATGTGCGGGCAGAGTTCAACATGGATCGTTCTCGTTCGTATCAGTTACTGAATCACGGGGCAGTCATACATCAACTAGCAGAAGCCGCTGGGCTGTCTACAAATGTAGACACGCCCGTTATCTCCGAAGGACAGACCCGCACGATTACCCCAGAGAAACTTCCGCAAGTTGTTGCTGAAGTGCGACAAGCTGTCGAGACAGGAACCCCGCCTGTCGAAGCGATCCGCGAAACTGTCAGCGATTTTTACCAAGCAGAACGAAAGGCGGCAGTAGACCGTGCCGCATTTGAAGCCTACGAAGACCCGTCCCGCCCATTAGGACGCGTTAATGAGTCCATCGAAGCACTGGTGCAGAAGTGGGAACTGAAAGCAATCGCGCCAGCGATGATACGAATCCATAACAAGCATGATGTCGAGATTGCG